AAAAGTGCCGCGGTATACCAATCGCTAAGCGAGTTTAGGCAGGCAGTAGTCAACCGCGACATTACTTACGACGGCGGACCGTACCTGCGCGCACATCTTTTGAACGCGAAGCGCAGGGAGACACGTACTGGATATTTGCTTTATAAGTCGTCTCCAGAGTCTGCTGATAAAATTGACGCAGCGTATGCAGCAGTCATGGCCTATAAGTGCTACTTGGATGCTGTCTCGCACGGGGTGACGAAAAAGAAGAAAAAGAGGGGGTCGTTCATTTTATGATTCGGGGGCTAACGCAAAATGAAGAAGATATTCTAAGTGTATTAACAACTGAGGTCACAGGACACCGGCAGGGTAATAAGCAGCTGGCGTCATACTATGACGGGACGCATCGAGTGCAGCGCATTGGCGTTGCGGTGCCGAACTCATTGTCGGATATTGGGGTTGTTTCCGGATGGCCGGCAACTGTGGTAGATACCTACGGTGATTTGCTACGCATGGATGGGTTCATATCACCGGACTATGGCGAGGAGATGCGGCTAGTCACGCGTCGGTTTAATGTTCCGCTTCGAGTGTCTGAAGCCATTTTGGACATGCTGATTTTCGGCCTGGGCCTATTAGCTGTAGAGCCCGACCCGCACGGCGTATTCCGCTTGCGGTCAGTATCGCCTTTGTCTGGCTCACTATTGTGGGATGACGCCACCAACGGTCCAGTGGCCGGGTATCGCCGCTCGGGAGTTAATTCGGAGGGCGTGTACCGCGAGGTGCTCTACCTGCAGGGCGAGGTCATTGTCATTTCCAAAGACTCAACCGACGTGGGTACGGTGCGCTCAGTGGAGCGATTCGACGTTCCTGGCGGCGGATTCCCTATGTTCCGGCTGCGCAATCGCCTGCGCACATCGCACTGGTCGGGTCAGTCAGAAATCACCCCGGCCGTGCGGTATCTGACAGATGCAGCTGCCCGCACGTTAGAGAACATGGAGTATAACTCTGAGTTTTATGCCTCCCCACAGCGATGGGCTACCGGCGCCTCACCTGAGGATTTCGGCTACGACCCAGAGGGCATGACGGAGTTCGACCGCGTAGAGATGGGCTGGCGGACTTCTATCGGCAAGATGCTTGTCCTCAACGGCGATGAGGACGACCCCAAGCAGCCCAGCGTCGGACAATTCGCATCGTCTCCTCCTACCCCATTTATCGAGCAGGTACGCGCCTACTCTCAGTTGATTGCTTCTGAGTCAAAGATTCCGGCCCAGTATTTTGGTTTCATGACGGAAAATCCGCCCTCGGGTGACTCGATTCGCGTGTGGAAAGAGCAATTGATTCGCGCATCAGAGATTAAGACGGAGTTGATGAATCCAGACCTGTTGGAGCTGGCTCGCGTACTCGTGCAGCTTTCCGACTTCGACAATGACGTCGATGTTGAAAGCCTCGTCGACGGGCTCGAAGTGGATTGGCGCGACCCCGCCACCGCGTCCAAGGCCGCCGACGCCGACTGGGCGCTAAAGCTGCTTACTTCCGGTGTGCTCGCCCCCGATTCCGAGGTACTACTGAAAAACCTGCACTTTTCAGCCGCCGACCGGCTCCAAATCGAGCAGGAAAACCGCAGTAAACGCCTCTCCCAGTTGGCAAAGGTACTCCAAGCTTCGACACCACAAGACCAAGAAAATACCGAATCGTCACACCAAACCCCCGACCGGGTGGCACCGTCACCGCGTGAAAACGCCAGCGACGACGCCAAGGAGGCACGCTAGATGAACGCGGTAGACCCACAACGCCCTTGGGCTTCAATCACACCCGTCGTTGATTCCATAGCTCGCCAAGCCGTTACGGACCTCAATTCACGCGCCCTCATCATCCCGGACATCACCGCCGACCCCTACCGCCAGAAAGAACTTCTTCGGCAAATGGTGCGCGAAGCCATCGACTCCTACGGCACAGCCGTTTCTGATGCCACGATGGCGTGGCTAGAAGAACAAGAAGACTACATGGAGATGCGGCCGGTGGAATGGAAGCCACGCCGGGTGGATTCCGAGCAGGTTGAGGCTCGAATGGCGAAGGATTTCGCACCGTTATTCTTTGAAGAGCAAGGTTATAATCGCACGTTGAATTCGATGGGGTTCATCGTCGCTGATGAGTTGTATTCCAGGCAGCGTAAAAACACTGAGCATACGGCGTGGAAAGGCGGTGGGTCGTGGGCTCGTGTTGCTCATCCTGGGGCGTGTGCGTTTTGTACGTTGTTGGCGTCTCGAGGGTTTGATTATTCGTCTCAGTCGACTGCTGGTGGTGGGTATTCGGGGGCGCATTTTCATGACCATTGCCGGTGCCTTGTGATTTGCCGTAAGCGCGGCCATGTTGAGCTTCCAGAATCGACGATTAGAGCGCAAAAGATTTATAAGAAGGCTCAAGAAGAAGTTGATAGCACGGACCCCGATGTGTTGTTGCAGGCGATGCGTCAGGTGAGTGACCTTAGGAAATGAACAGGTGTGCTATTCTTTGGGGTGGTTACGGTTTGTATCCGGAAGGGATGAATGAGGCCGTAGTCCACAAACTGAACATTTAGGGGGACGCTGTGTCGCACGAGGACGCAAACGCTGACAATTCCGAAAAGGAAACCACCAGCGGGGATACTGCAACCAACGCCGCAAAGGCGGAAACCGAAACCGCATCAACTGACTACCGTAAAAAGTACGAGGACATGCGGGCCCACTCTCGCACGTGGGAAAACCGGGCAGAAAAATCGCTAGCAGACGTTGAGCAGCTTACCGCGGACAAAGAGAAACTCGAATCCACGATTAAAGACCTTCAGGCTGAGCTTTCGACGGCCCATAGTCAGGTTGAAGATGCTCAGCATAATCGGGATTTAATTATCCACATCGCGGGGCTCGGCGGCGACGTAGAGCAACTATTCGATTCGAAAAGCTTCTGCGCAGCCATTGATAAGCTCGACGCTGACGATGACGATTTTGAATCCACGCTTAAAGACCTCATCGGCAAGCACTCCCCCGCCGCCCCTGCATCGTCGCGGCTTACCTGGGAATCACCGAATCAGGGTATTTCTCGGGGTGAGGAGCTGTGGCAGAGGCGTAAGAAGCGCCAGGGGGCGTAGTCCGCATTCATCACATCATCGGGGGATATTATGCACTTTCGGCCAGAATTTGACCGTTACTCTCCCAGCGACCTGTCGTGGCTGGGCTCTCGCCACGCAGTAGACAACGCCGAAACCGGCACGCTGGGCGAAAAGACTACCCATATTCGCACGTCCGTCCTACCCTCTGGCACCGCCTTGCACCGCGAAGGCGACTACTGGGTGCCAGTCACGTCCAAGACTCAGTCCGTGGACGGGTTCCTGCTGACGGACCAGGACAATAACCCAGGCGAGGTTGTGCCGATTGTCTGGCACGGCCGTGTTCGCGTTGACCGCCTTCCGGATTCCAACAATCGCGTGAACATCGCAGAATGCGACCACGCAGAATTCACGTTCGTGCACGAACCGCACGGTTCTTTGTGGAATGAGGATGGCTCCACCAACTTCGATGCCATCGGCGACGTACGGGAGGATTAATCATGGGTTCGACGCAAATTTGGAACGAGGTCCTCTCACCTGAGGACCTGACTATCTACGCAAACCACTATCTAAACGACCTGCAGGCCGCCGGTGGCTCCCTGTCTGCTTACTTCCCAGACCAGCTAATTAACGACGTGTTCTTCAGCTGGATGACCGAGCAAGACACCGGACGCCTGGCTGAGGTGCGCTCTGCAGACGCTGAGACGCCGATTGGCTCCATGGGCGGCGGCCAGAAGGCCATGATGCAGATGCCTCTGATTGGTCAGAAGGTCCGCATCAACGAGATGGACCAGCTGCGCAGCTTCCACCAGGGTGATTCCCGCTTCCAGGAAGACGACATGACCAAGGCCACCGAGACGGTCGTCCGCGCAGTCGCCAACCGCGTCGAGGTAGCCCGCGGCGACGTCCTCACCACCGGCCGTGTCCGCTATTCGGAAAACGGCGCCATCGTCGACGCCGGCATTGGCCGCGATGAGGAATTCGAGGTCACCCCGAAGAAGCACTGGGATGACCAGGATTCCGGCGCCCTGGAAGACATCATCTCGTGGGCTATGGCCTACGAGGATGCCAACGGTACTAAGCCGGGTACGATTATTGCTTCGCCTAAGGTCATCCAGAAGCTGCAGACGAATAAGCAGTTCCGTGATGCGGCGAATACCACCGGCGAGCTGGCTCGTGTCTCCTCTGGCGCTATTAACGCTGTGCTGCAGGACCAGGGGCTTCCGGGGATTACGTCGTATTCTCGTTCGGTGCGTGATGGTAAGGCTGCGCGCCGGATTCTGGATGAGAATACGTTGTACTTCCTGCCGCCGGAGACTCAGTCTGGCCTGCTGGGCTATACGGTGTGGGGTCAGACGGTGGAGATGAATTCTCCGGAGTATAACCTGTCTGGTGCTGGTCAGATTGCGGTCGGTGCTTGGCGTGAGAACGACCCGATGGCGTATTGGGTGCGTGCTAACTGTGCTGTGCAGCCGATTCTGACGAATCCGAATATGGCCATGGTTGCTCACGTGGTGAAGCCTGGTCCGGCGAAGAAGGCTGGCCGTAGCGCTAAGTAGTCCTGTTGGGGGGTTCACGTGGACACATATTGCAC